GAGCTGAGTTAAAAATGAGATACTATTATTTGGTATTAGGTGCAACACTAGGTTTTCTAACTGGTGCATTGACAATGAAGGTGCAAGCTTCAGATGCAAACAATGAAATTTATTGTCTTGCACAAAATATTTATTTTGAAGCAGGTAATCAACCACTTGCAGGTAAAGTTGCAGTGACACAAGTAGTGTTGAATAGAATGCAACATCCTAACTATCCAACAACTGCATGTGGTGTAGTGTATCAAGCAAAGTGGAAAACAAACTGGAAAGGTAAAGAAGTTCCAGTGAGAAACATGTGTCAATTCAGTTGGTTTTGTGACGGTAAGTCAGACGACCCAGTGGATAGTCCAACGTGGTTATCTTCACTTAACATTGCAAGGAATGTAGTGCAAGGTGCATACGGTGATATCACTGAAGGTGCAACACACTACCATAGTCTGTATGTTTATCCATATTGGGCTGATTCATTAAACGAGACTGTTAGAATAACAGACCACATTTTTTACAAATAATTATGTTAGAGATTATAGGATTATTAACTTGCATTTACTTGGGGATTAAAATCTTCCCTAGTGTTGTAAAGTTTACAGTTAAGGTTGCAGTTGCAATATTGTTAATCATATTTGCAATTATGGTTTACACATTTTTCTTTCCACCAATGATACAAATTTTAATAGCATGAATACAGATACTAAAACTGAACGTTGTGTAGTGTGCAAGTGTGACACTAAAGTCCCAGTTGAGACTCATGTTGAGAAGAGAAACAATTATGTTTTGGGGGTAGGACAAGCTTGTTCTACATGTTTTAATAAGTTATATTATATTGAGGAGAAAGAAGAGTATGTATGATAACGTAGAAAACTTTAGAGAGTATCTTAAGGATACTAGTTATGTCAACAATGGAGTGCAACATGTGTATGCATTTCCAAACGGTTATGGTGCAAGTGTGGTGAAACACGATTTCTCATACGGTGGTAAAAACGGTTTATGGGAATTAGCGGTTCTCAATGGAGAAGATTTGTGTTATACTAGTGGTATCACTGAAGATGTTATTGGACACCTTTCATGGACTAAAGTGGAAGCTGTCTTAAGGGATATTAAACAATTATGAATTTATTTTACTTAGACGAAGACCCATGGATTAGTGCAGAACTGCATTGTGACAAACACGTAGTCAAAATGATTATCGAGTATGCACAAATGTTATCCACTGCACATAGAATGTTAGACGGAACTCAATACACTGATTCCTCTAGTGGACGTAGAATTCAAAGGTGGGAACTAGACCCCGATAGAGAAGGTATCTTATACAAAGCCTCTCATATCAATCACCCCTCTACACGTTGGGTCAGAGAGAACTCTTGTCAGTATCGATATGCATATGATATGTTCACTGCACTATGTGACGAATACACTTATCGTTATGAGAAGATACACTTAACTGATACTAAACTCAGAGAGATACTAAGTCACTTGCCTGATAATATTCAAGAAGGTCAATGGTCAGAACCACCTCAGTGTATGCCTGAAGATGTCAAAGTTGAAAATGACACTTTATCTGCATACCATAAATACTATGCAATCTACAAAAAAGAATTTGCAAAGTGGACTGATAGACCAGTTCCGAGTTTTATGTCATGAGAGTATTAGTTGAAAGTTATGGGGATATCAGAATCTTTTCTGAGAGACCCTTCGGTTATAAAAGATATTTCGTTGAATGGGAAGACGGAACTGAATCATTGTTCAGTAGTCTTTGGTATTCAGAAAAGAAAGTTAAAGAGATTGTAGAGAAACATATTATGGATAGAAATATATAATGCCGACTTACACATTTAAAAACGAGGACACTGGTTGTATAGAAGAACGAATTATGTCCTATACAAAGTTAGACCAATTCAAAGAAGACAACCCACACCTCAAACAAGTTATTCTATCTGCACCCGATACAGTTGGTGGAACTGGAGATAGAGTCAAACCCGATAGTGGATTCAATGAAGTAATGTCCAAGATTGCTTCTAACAATATCGACACACCATTAGGTGAGAGGTATCACCGAAAGTCTGCAAAAGAAGTTAAGACTAGAGATACTATACAAAAGCATATTGACATACAGTCAAGAAAGAAGTAAAATAAACTATGACACAATTAAGATTACAAACAATGGATATCACTGATTTAGAGAATATCAAACTAAACACAATACAAGAAGACGGTAAAAGATTCTATGTAGATGATAACGGTGAAAGATATCCAAGTGTCACAACAGTCACAAGTCTATTAACACGTGACCATATCAAGTTATGGAGAAAACGTGTAGGTGAAGAAGAAGCAAATAAAGTATCCAGTCAAGCTGCAAAACGTGGAACTAAATTTCACCAAAACATAGAAGACTACCTCAGACAAGAAAAAGATATTATAGAATTTGATAACATTCTACAAGAAGGAATGTTCAAAGCAGTTCAACCAGTGTTAGATGAAATTGTTCCTCTTGCATTAGAAGCTCCACTATGGAGTCCTAATCTAAAAATGGCTGGTCGTGTTGATTGTGTTGGTATGTTAGACGGGAATCTTTGTATTATTGATTTCAAGTCTAGTGGAAAATACAAAGAAGAATACATGACTAAACCATGGTTCATTCAAATGACTGCATATGCATTAATGGTTGAAGAACTTACTGGTCAAGCGATAGATGAATTGGTTGCACTAGTTGGGGTGGAAGGACAAAATGCCTTTCAAATTTTTTATGGGAATCCATTAGACTACATAGACGAGTTGGTGGATTTAAGAAAACGATACACAAATGTTTATGGAGTATAATATGAGTGAAGTGAAAGAATTTAATTTAAACGGAAATTACAATTGGAATAAAATAATTTCTAAAGGTGACGAGTGGATAGAATCCCAAGCATATGATAATGCATATGATACACTATGTGAGTATCTATCAATCGATGGTCATGATGACGTGACAGAAGAAGTGTTAGAACAAGCAGAACACCTTATCGAATATCTAGAAACAGATTATGCAAAGGGTGGTCTTGGTGTTCATGACACTAGTCCAACTTACTATGCATACTATAGTATAGTTAGGGATTGGAGAGACAACTTAGAGTATGGAGATTAACAATGGAAATTGAAGTCGGAAAGGAATATACGATATATCCTAAATTTAAAAAGTCGTATACAGAACGTGAAGTGTTTAAGAACAATGATAGTGAAGACAGAATTGTCATTGAAGCACTTTGGAGAAGTGGTTCATATATTATTAAGGTGACCAACGAAGAAGAAAAGGAAACCTTAGAAGCTTATATGTCAGAAGACGCAACTGGTGATATGGAACCATGTGAGTTCGAAGAGAATGAATTCATAGAATCCTTTGACGAGTGTGGACGTGATTATTATATCCACCTTGCAGAAGGAAGTGATGCAGACGAAGACGAAATGCAAGAACAACTTGAAGAAGAAGGACATGATTGGTTATGGGAAAACAACTATGACTCATGGGATTGTGAACACTTCTTTGGTTTACCATTACAGGTGGACGAAGTTGACCCCGAAAACAGATACAACACAAGGTTTTAATATGAAATATTTTAGAAGGTTTTTATTATTTGTCGTGGATAGTTGGAGAGTGGTAATGGACAATAGGTTCAATCCACTTAGACATATACCCGACCCAAGTCTGCAAACTTACTTTACACTTGTATTGTTTACAATGTGGAGTGTTTACTTTGGATTCGTTGGAAGTTATTACTTAGGGTGGTTAGGTTATTCTATCGTCACTAGTATTATCGTTCACATTGCAGTTATTCTACCAGTTGCATTTACGAATGCAGTGTTCTTAGATGCAGAGAGAGACGGAAGTAAATGGTTGCAAGATTGGAGAGACGAATGATTTCAAGAAAAGAGTTTTCAGAACAAGTTGAAAAACTATTAGTCAAAGGACGTGGTGCAGATGTTATGTCTGCAATCGTTAAGGTTTGTGAGTTAAACAATATCGAACCCGAAAGTGCAAAGAGATTGTTAACACAACCTCTCAAAGATAAACTGGAAGCAGAAGCTGCTGGTTTAAATTTAATTAACCGAGGTAATAATTCTAAAGGAAATATAACCTCATTCTTTTCAGATTAGGAGTAATTATGAAGAAAGGTGATATAGTAGCAGTTGTTGCTACAAGTGGTGAGTATGTTGGTGAGTTGGTTTCTAGTAAACCAGTGACACTTGCAAATCCCAAAATGATTGTCAATACACCCGAAGGAGGAATGGGTTTCTCTAAAGGTGTTGCAGTGACAGGTGAAGTGAATCCAACTGAAATGATATTCGGTTCATATGTTTTTATTGCTAAGTGTAATGACCAAGTGTCAGAAGCACATAGAACTGCAGTAAGTGGTATCGAAGTTCCAGCAGAGAAAAAGATAATCACTTAATGACGAGTAGAGAAGGATACGACGCTTATACACTTTACCTTGGGATAAAGTTGCATTTCCATTCTAAGGATTATGACTTTATAAAATACAATGGTAAAGTGAAAAGTGATATCAATTCTTTTCTAAAACGTAAGGACAAATACCACTTTGGTAAATTGTTCAAAACCCACAAACAAGAATTGCAAGACTTTTACATTGCAAACTTGTCTCTGAAAGATTTATGGGCTGGAGACTTACTTGATAATGAGTGTGTTAAAGTCTATAAAGACTGGAAGAACAGAAATCAGAAACTATCGTATCTATTTGAAACGGAAGTATCTGATTTACTTCGTAAGAGGAATATCAATAAAGTGTTAGAAGTGAAGAACGGACAACACCCTA